GATGGCTGTTAAAAATCACCAAAGATATTTTACCATATTTTGATAAGCACGAAGACCAACAATGATGACGTTAAAAGAGCAGGAAGACAAGGTTTACGAAGAGTTTTTGAAAGTCAAAGGTGACTTTGAGACACTTCTTGATCGCAAGATCACGCGAAAGAACTTCAAGAAGGCGATAATCGACACGACAAGAATTGCCGCCAGCGAGATGTCAAAGCTTGAAGCGGATGATGGAGTCCGAGACAATATCGCGGAGTTCTTTAAGGTTTGCCACAGTTATCTTGGAGAAGTTGTCTGGGCCGAGATCAAGGAAAAGAATATCAAAATTTTTATCCACTACGAGGATACTCCAATGCTGGCTTGGAACATTCCAATCGATATGTTCTTTTCTCAGCAGGAGCAGTACGAAGTTGGCGTGAAGATGATCACCAACAGTTTACAGGAGTGCTTTATTTCGTTCTTCCTTTCTCCAGAACTTCGTCAGTCCGTGATCAAAGGGGACGAGTCAGCGATTAGAATTCTTTACAATTCGTTTAATCGCCCCTCAATGGATTCCAGCGTAGTCAACCTCAAGATGCTGAAGGAATGCTTCCCAGACTTTTACAAGTACATCACAACAGAGCTTGACATTATGACTGTAGAGCAGATGGAAGCGTTTGTTAAAAATAAGAACGGTAAAAAGGTGCGTGGCTCAAAGAAGGCTTAACGTGTACGAAAGGCCGACAGTTTGCACTGAACCGTTATGGTTTGGTTTGGGTGATACAATGCATTTCTTGCCAGTTGTAAAAAAACTGAGCAAGACGCTTAACTCTAAAATCGACATCATCACCCAGCATCCTCAAGTCTTCCGAAATAATCCTTATGTTGCTGCTATCTTTAATCTGCAAGATTATAATTTCAAGATACAAGAAGGGAACCCCTACTTCTTCGCGCCGTTAAGAAACAAGAATCCGTTCTGGTTTAATATTGATATTAAACAGTATATTGCTCACTCGCTTGGATTTGAACTGCTTGATGACGAGAGGGTTCTGGAGTTTTATCCAGAACCATTTGTGAATGTCGATTTGCCAAATAAGTATGTATTAATCACTCCAGCAAAACGCGGCGTGGACAGAGACTTTGGCAAAGATGGCTGGCAGAAAATAGTGAATGAGTTAAACGCAAATAAGATTCCTGTTGTTCTTGAAGGGGCTGGCGAGTATCACGAACTGGACGTTGAGCTAGGATTAAACCTTTGCGGGCAAATAAATTCATTGAGCCAGACTTGGCACTTGATGAACAAAGCCCATTCTTACGTCACCTTTGATACTGGGATGTACATCCTAGCAGGCTCAACAGGAACGCAAATATTCTTAATAGATTCTTACTTTGAGAATCGCTGGCACAAGCCATTCAGAAAAGGCAGTCTCGATTATAAACTAAAAGTAATTGAGGGAGATTGCGCCGAAAAATGTTTGGGCAATTTGAAATACTATGTTCGCGAATCTGGCCTGCATCAGTTCAAGGTACAGCAGTGCCAGTTAAAGTACGATTCTTTCAAGTGTATCCCAAGCGTTGAAAAGGTCGCCAAAGAAGTTGTAAATCATTACAATGCCGTATCTTAATTCTAATATCCCGACATTCTTCGCTTACCTCAAGAGCGACTTCCTGTATAATAATACTAATAAAAATACGGAATATATCCCTTGCGAAGTGTTTGGCGTTACCTCTCTAACCAGACGGTGTTTATTGTTTCAGATTATGACCGAGTTTGGGTCAAGACACGATAGAGTGCCAATTCATTATCTGGTCAGAGACCCAAAGCATTCCAAGCTTGATCTCGATTGGTTGCAGCTTTGGGACTGCTACTCAAATTCCCTTTCAGTTACCAGATACGAGTACCACAAGAACGCTTCTGTTGAAGTGCAGTTGAAGAATCGTGAATGGATTGAGGGCAAATATCTATTCACAATAGACTGGCACGATAACCCCGACGCAGCTTACGGTTATTCTGAAATGGCTGGAGGCCACAAGTGCGGACATCTTATCTGGGGATTACAGAACAAGAAAGGCGATCCGGTTAATCAGTTATTCCTACAGCCAAATAACCGACTGATTTGGAAAGATGGCGGCGCTTTTATTTCCAAAAAGCTTGACAAGAAACCAGATTGGAAGGTATTTGAAGGAGAGTTCACTTGCGAAGGCAAAGGCAAGTGGGTCGCTGAAGACAACTACGACTACTTTTATCAATTTAAAAATAACGAATGATCGAAGTTCAAATAAGTAATGATATGATTAGCGAGGCTTTGGAAAGAGCCGCGCAAGTTCCAATTTTGAACAATTCGGACACAAATAATCACGGAACCAAGATAGCCGCACTCTCTGATCTGATGGTTCAGAAGACTTGGGGCGGGCGAATCGTATCAGATATGAGCTTCGATTTCGATTGGATCTCGCCCAAGCTATTTTTATTTGAAATTAAATCCAAGGAGCGCAACGTTGTACCGCAGCCTTGGCACAACTGCACGGTAAAGGAATACAACACCAAGCAGAAATGCGATTACTACCTGTTTACCAGTATCTTTGGCGACTACAGCAGAGGCTGGATTCTCGGCTACATCAAGAAGAGCGATTTCTTTGAGCAGGCTACATTCTTCAAGGGCGGCGACTTTGATCCCGATCCAAGAGGAGACCGATACAAGTTCCCGTCCAATTGTTTTAATTTGAAAATCGAGCAGTTGCACTGTTGACAAGCTGCCATTGATCTGACTCACTCACCTTATGCAACTCGCACTTTGCTGCATCTCCAACGTCCTTGCCGATCAAGGTCATAAGTTCCAGACTATGACCCTGACTCGCTTTCTCAAGCTTCCCCGCGCAGAAGCTATCAACACCGTAAGCGAGCGCATCTTCAACAACTTCCTTGTTACCAATCGCGTCATCCAGCACTGCGCTGACTCTGGCATCGCAGGCTACCGCCTCTCCTCTGCGCTCGTCCCCGTCATCTCTCACCCCATCGTCAACTTGCGCTTGCAGGACTTGCCCAACTGGTCCGACATTCGCGCTGCGCTCGACCAGATCGCAGCCACTATCGTTCGTACCGGCGTTCGCGTTTCCGCTCACCCCTCCGAGTACATCACGCTCACCAGCCTCGATCCTACCGCCATCCGCAACAGCGTTGACGATCTCACTCAGCACGCCGACATCTTCGACCTTATCGGCTTGCCCCAAGACTACCGTTCGCCTCTCAACATCCATTGCCGTCAAGACGGCGACCCTGTAGAGATTTCACAGCGTTTCCTGTCCGTCTTCCATACCCTGCCTGCCAACGTTCGCAATCGTCTTGTCATCGAGGTCAACGACAACGTTAGCGGCACTTGGTCTATCCGTAACCTTTTTCAGTACTTCTACTTGACAGCAGGCATCCCTGTCACCTACGATTCACTCCATCGCCAGTTCTGCAATCACGGTAACGATGACTCTGCTGATTTCCATCTCGCTCATTCTACTTGGCCTACTACCCCTCTGTTTCATTACTCCGAGGGTGTCGATGGCACGCGCAAACACGCCGATATGCCCACAGGCATTCCCAATTCCTACGGCAAGCCCGTGTTCTTCGACGTAGAACTCAAGTCCAAAGATCACGCCATTTTTCACATCCTCCAACAATGCAAAGCAAAATAGACAGTACAAAAGATAAGGTCGCCGCCTTTTTAATTGATAAAAATATCCCATTTGAAATTGCGCCGATCAACCTAGAGCACGAAAGCGAGAAGAAGTCCGTCACCGGCTACAAGGTAGTGATCGCCGCGCTCTCCAGCGTAATCGCGTGGAACTTCAAGTCACGCAAGGTCGAGTTCCTTGCGCTGAACGAGAACCTCATCCAGCACCTTGTGTCAGAGGGAATGTCCGACGAGCAGATTATGGAGCAGGGCAAAGTGTGGATTCACATCAAGACCCTCGCCTCCTACAAGAAGTTTCTGACGCTCTGCGTCGAGCCAGCGAATTAAAAAGAATTAAAATGAATCGCCCAACCATCTATTCTTCCAAGAACGTTAACGACGTATACTGGGTATACCAGCAGTTGAACACCGCTTTCCTCAAGCAGTTCAAGTTCCAAGGAGACTTCGCGATTTCGTTCACCAGCAAAGATCCGCTCTTCTCTTTGGCGGTTGAAGACCCTTCAGAAAACGAGTTTAAGTGGCTATCCGACAAGGTTTTAGAAATTCTCTCAGAAAAAGTTAAACAAACCGCTTGACGGTAGGCGGGGGATCAGCGATACTCTGCTCATCAAATTGCTCCAATGATTGTTCAAACCATCCAGCGCAACGTTGTTGAATCCAGCGACTTCAAGTCTGAAATCGCTACCATCGATCCGCAGGAGATGCGCTACATCTCCTCGCTCCTCCGCAACAATTACTCCAAGCCGATTCTGGCTACGGTTCGTGAGACCGTCGCCAATGCGCTTGACGCCAACTCTGGCGCGAATCGGCCCATCGAGATCACTTGCCCGAGCTTCCAAGACCCTGTTTTCAAGGTCCGCGATTTCGGTTCCGGCTTGTCTGAGGAAGACCTCTTTGGCCTTTACACCAAGTACGGTCGCTCCACCAAGCGCGACGATAACACTTGCATTGGTGGATTCGGTATCGGTCGCTTTGCTCCTCTGTCCTACACCGACACTTTCAACGTCGTTTCCCGTAACAACGGCAAGGAAGTGATCATCTCCGTCTACGTTGACGAGGAGGGCAACACCCGCTTCACCAAGCTTGGCGAGCAGGCTTGCACTGGCGAGAGTGGCTTGGAGATCATCGTTGCAGTGAAAATGGACAACCTGTCCGAATTCAAGGAGGCTATCGCTTACTGCACTTGCTTCCTCGACAAGGATTTCGTTCTGCACGGTATGCAGAAGATCGTCACGAACTGGACTATCAAGACCGACTCTTGGGGGCACTTCAGTGAAGCAGAGAATGATGGAGATGGCAATCATCCTTGCCATCACGGTATGTCCGCCCTGCTTGTTATGGGCGGGGTTCCTTACCCTGTCGATCTTGGACCCTTGATCACTGTTGGGACTCAGGGCAAGATTGCCGAGTTCGTCTCCACGATTAATAATCGCGGATATTCTGCTCGTCATTTCGTTTTCTTTGTTCCTGTTGGCTCTGTAGCTCTACATCACTCCCGTGAGAGTCTGGAATACAATCCGCGCATTGCTAATCGGGAGTTCGTTTTCACTTCAGCTTCCGGTCAGACCTTCAAGTCCAACTGCTTGCAGAAGGTCAATGACATTGTGATTGCAGCCTTCTCCCAAAACATCCGCAGGCGTCGCTCTACCTCCTCTGCTTTCAAGCGCATCAATCTTACCAAGGAGAATATTTACATCGAGGACATTTTTGACTCCAAGGCAAACAACTATCTCTTAGTAGCCGACGAGCGCAGTTATATGAACTGCATCAATTGGATCTTTGCCGAAAAGCCTTTTGAGTTCAATAACATCTTCGTTGTCTCCAAGGAGAACGCTGAGAAGACCCTTCTTATCAACCACACCAATAGCAAGAACATCCTGTTCGTTTCCAAGACCTCCAAGATCGTTCGTCCCAAGGCTGGAGCGACAGATGTCTTGAGGCTTTGGAAGGCTGGTGATTCTCTCTACGGCAACCATTACGTTAAAACCACAGCGCCGAGCGAGGATTTCCATTATGTTCTGATTGACAGGAACAACAGCAAGCACCCTAGCAATCACGAAATTACTTTCGGTCGTTCCCGCCTTCATCTGAAGAGCAGCAGCATCTATCATTTTATCATTGAAACCTCAGATAAGCTTGGCATCAAAATCGACGCTCTCTACGGGATTTATAACGAATTAAATCTCCCGCCTAACGCCAAGAACCTCTTCACTGAGTTTTCGGATAAGTTCAAGGCTCTGGCGAAGAAGAACGAGGATATTCTCGCTAAGAAAGCTGGGGCTCTGCACTACAGGTCGCTGCTGGAGCGTTCAATGTCGAATGCTAGCAACACTGTATTCCGACTTGACTTGCCCGCCTTGTTGGGCGCGGATCATCCCCTCTCCAAGATTAGCTCCAACGCTTTCGGCAGGTTTCCCTACAGAGATAATCTTGAAGAACAGGAAATCGATTTGATTTCCAGTATCACTGGCAAGGGCACTTTCGAGATGGAAGACCTTCCCGTCGATCACAAGAAGATCGAGAATGAAGTCATTTTTGTGGTCAACAAGTACCCGATGCTCAAGCATCTTGGATGGAGTCACGGTCCACAAGGCCCAACCGACATCATCAACTACATCAAGTTTATCGATCAGCACTCTTGATATTTTCCCATCAACCCATAACATACAATACCTAGTATTATGAATAAGCCCGCCTACATTATGCGCGACGAGTCGATCACGGTCATCGTGGAGAATCGTCCTTACACGGTCGAGAAGACGCACCCGAACTTCTTGCCTCTCCGCAAGGCTTTGCTGAATGGAGACTACAGCGACATTCCGAACCTCGTTTCGGTGCCGCACGTTATCAAGAATATGACTCGCGGCTCGATCCGTATCGAGAACGAGAAGGTCTTCTACAAGAACCATCAGCTTCACGGCGTTGTCGTGAACAAGCTGATCGAGATGCTGAAGGCTGGCGCGACTGACGCTGACCCTCTCCTGCTCTTCATCGAGCGTCTGATGGCGAATCCTTCCGCCAACTCTGTCAACGAGCTTTACACGTTCCTGTCTTACAAGAACTTGCCGATCACTCCCGCTGGAACTTTCTTGGCCTACAAGGGGGTTAAAAATGATTTTTATTCCCGTCAGGCCAACAAGGACACTATCGTTGTGCAGGGCAAGACGGACTCCACTGGCGCCATCTTCAATGGTGTCGGTGAGACCATCGAGGTTGCTCGCCGCTCGGTCGATGACGTTAAGGACAATCACTGCTCCTTTGGCCTGCACGTAGGCAGCTATGATTACGCGAACAACTGGGCTGGCAATGACGGTCGCCTGCTGCTGGTCGAGGTCGATCCCGCTGATGCTGTCAGCGTGCCGACTGACGCCAACTTCCAGAAGCTCCGCACCGCTCGCTACAAGGTCGTTGCCGACATCACTCCCGAGCGCAAGGAGATTCCCGATGCGGTCTACAACTACAGTGATGACTGCGATGGCTGCGACGAGACTTGTGAAGATTGCGAGTCTGAGACCAGCTACGACAAGATGTTCAATGAACTCAACGCCGAACACGACGAGGACTTCATCAACCTCAAGATTCGCAACTACATCGAGAACTCCATCGAGGCTGGCACTCACCCCAGCATCAAGCAGATCCAGAGCCGGATGAAGAATTACTCTCTGTCCTGCGAAGTGATCGAGGAGATCGTCACCGAGGAACTCGGCTACCGAGTCACCAGCGATGACGGTTCCGATAGCTACAGCAGCCTGCTCGTTTACCATAACTTCTGATAAATATGCTCAACAATCCACTCGTACAAAAGCTGTCTAACGCCAGCGAAACCGAACTTGATGTTGCCTTTGCGCTCCTCAAGTACAAGGAAATTGGTATCTACCGTAAAATCAAGGGGCTCTGCCTCGCATTCGGTCTGAATTTTGAGGAGGTTATCAAGATTCTTCCGCAGGAGAATGGCCGACTTCTCGACAGAGAAACGCGCCATTACATCCACGACTTTATGCTGGCACGCGCAAAGGAGTTTCACACAAAGAACTAATGGATACCGTAACTTATCTCACCAAGGATGTTGAGACCAACAAGAACTGGCTTGAGGTCTGGTCGATTGAAGCTGATGGCTCTCTGAAGACTTGCGTAAATTTTTACGATATGGCTTTCGAGAACGTCGCAGCTTGGGTCGCCAACTGCTTCCGCCTAGAGTCTGACCGGACTGACGAAGACCTTGTGGTTGTTCACGCCTACAAGGACGAAAAGAACGAGATGGTCAGGGAGATTATCCCGATCAACCCTGAGACTCCGGTCTTCCAGAGCGTCAAAAAGTTCCGCACCACCCTCATTAAGAATTAATTAAAATGGACCGTACCGAGCTATTCGCCCATCACTCTGAGCTTTGCAAGAAAGCATTCAGCATAATGCAAGCGAAGAACAATGATTATGCTGGCAGCAAGGGAGACAATCCCTTCGCCAACTTCCAACGCTGCGAGTCTATGGGCGTCTGCTCGGTAGAGCAGGGCTTTCTGGTGCGAATTGTGGATAAGGTCTCGCGCCTGTCCACGTTCGCAGCAGACGGCAAGCTGATGGTTCCGAATGAGAGCTATGAGGACGCGATCCTCGACATTATGAACTACTGCGTTCTGATGTCAGCTTACGTCAAGGACAAGAAGACCAAGCTATCAAACGATAGCTGAACCAGTAAATCGATAACCAGCGTCATAAGGCTGAATCAGTAAACCTGTGGGTAGGTTCAGCTTTATGATTTTGCTGTTGTATTCCCTGATCAGGTGATCGTTGAAATCCTGATAGGCGCTAGATCCAGTTGCGTTATAGCCAGTTGCGGAGTACAAACCAGTAATTTCGGCCCGATAAGCTATCCAAGCACCGGACGTTACGGTATAATCGTTATGAATCTCTGCTTGTAGGAGGCGCGGGCTGTCCATATATTTTATTACACTTAATGTCAGTTTTCAGTATTCTTTTATTTATTGTTTTTACCATATACTTGCTACAAAAACCTAATCACTTCATCAACAAATGAACACCAGAAAGATTCTCATAAATGCGGACTACGGAGGGTTCGATCTCTCGGAGCAAGCTTGCGAGCTTTATCTTAGCAAGAAAAACCTTGCGTTCTCCAAGATTCCAAGAGAAAACCCTCTGTTTGGCAACAAGTGTTCGTTCCAAGTTGGAGGCGACTACTGGTCTGCCTACAAAGTTCAGCGCGACGATCCAGTCCTAATCGAAGTTATCGAAGAGCTTGGTTTGGAGAAATCCGCTGGCGTTTTCGCTTCGCTGAAGATTGTTCAGATTCCTCTTGACGTTGAGTGGGAGATTTTTGAGTATGACGGCATCGAGGAAATTCACGAAAAAAAACGCAAGTGGAGCTAATATGTCCGAAGATGCCCATTCAGACCAGATGACAATCGTCATCTGTCAATGCTGCGAATCGCAGTTCAGTCCCCAAGTGGAACAAGTTCGTCAGGACGTTGACTTAGGTTACGTCTGCTCCGACTGCTTCATTCAACTCAGATGGGCGGGAGCGCGCCTCAAGGTCGCGACAATGAACCGCTGCACCAAGGCTCACAACAGCAGGGGCAACAACATTTAAAATGAATTTTAAACCGCTCCCCGAGGAACTGACCAATCACGGGTACAAGATGAAGATGGTCAAGCGCACTGATCTAGTCGCAATGTATTCCAAGTGCGGCGGCTTTGAGGTCGTTGCTGTTCAACGCCACAACGGCTACGAGATCAAGGGCGTCAAGGTCGAGCCTGCCGAATATCTCCCCAAGGACGAAGACTTTGGGACAAAGGGCTGGTTCTTCTCTGGCCCGAATGGCCGCGAAATGGCGGAAGAAAAGTTCTCCGAATTGCAAAAAAGCCTCTTGACCAAGAGCAAGCTTTCTGATTAACTCTCAGCGTCAAATCAACCTAGTCTCACCTACTAACTATGTTCTACACAATCGCAAACGAAGATCCGGTAGTCACGACGGTTCCAAACGACTACTTTTCCACTACGTTCTCCGCAACTCGACGGCACAAGGGTATCCACGTTTACATCTTGGATAACAAGGATCAGAGAATCGGCGTCCTTGCCGTCACTGATGGCTACTATGACGACAAGAACGTTGTGATTGGCTGGTCTCTCTGCAACTTCACCGCAGGCGACCGCTTCGACACTGAGCTTGGTCTGAAGATCGCCTACGAGCGTTCTGCCAAGCACTCCATCGCGCCGCTCCCGATGTCCATTCTTCCCCGCTACGAGGCTTTCCTCCATCGCGTGAAGAAGTATTACAAGAATAAAACGGTTATTTGCTAACCTAGAGCCTCACCTAAAATGGACGAGAACGCGCCAATCGCCCAAGCGGCGTCTGACTCTTACGGCGACGGTTCACCTTCCGCCGCCGCAACGTCCGTCATCCAAACCTACAACTACATCTTCCAGAAGTACCGCAGGGAATTTGAGGAGTCGTTGACCTACGACGAGACCAAGGACCGCAAGTACCAGAAGGAGATGCGAAAGCTTGCGAGAGAAAGGCAACGTCAAGCTGAGATCGATCAGATTGAAAGAGACAATGCAGCCAAGCAAAACTTTGACGACTTTAAGGAGCGGGTAAAAGACAAAGGCATCGTCACTAGTTTTTATTAATTAAAACGCGGGGGTAGCTCAACTGGATAGAGCAACAGTTTTCTAAACTGTCGGTTGCGAGTTCGATCCTCGCCCCTCGCGCCAATTAAATGCTTGTAATTCGTCGCGCAACACTTGACAAACGTTCCTTCACTGTGATAATGTTAAGAGGTGAAGAGCCAAAGTGGATTCCAACCAGCGATTACGAACATCAACGCATTCTCGAAATCTACAAGCAAGACAAACGTTACGAAGGAATCCTTAACGACTTTTCAGATTACGATATTTTTTAATTTTGGTCCCATAGTGTAACTGGAAGCACCGACAGCCTTATAAACTGTGCGCACCTGATTAGTGCCGAGCGGGGGTTCGATTCCCTCTGGGACTACCAAATTTTATTGGTGCTATAGCTAGTTTTTAGTGTAAAGAGTTGAAACTTAAAACAAGGTTCAACTTATGGGAAGACCTCAGACACCAGAAACAAGAAAAAAAATTATCATTAAAATCTCATCATTGGATGGAAGATCTTAAAAAAGATCCGATTGCGTGGAAAGAATATAGAAGAAAACAAGCAGAAGGCACCGCTAGTAGATATAAAAATAAAGAAGCCAATTGGTTAAAATATTTAACAGAAACACCATTTGAAAAATTTGGGCCAGATTCCAGAAGAGCTAAAAT